GTTATTCCGTCTGGTCCAAACCTATTTTTAATGACGTGCCATCTTCCTGTTCCAGCAACCTTATCTTCAATCTTACGAGATAGGGATGCAACAAAGTCGGCAGTCATAATCTTTGAATAATCCTCTGCAATTTTATCTGCTTGGATTACGTCTTCACTTAAAGCACTTCTATTGGCCTGTGAAGCTGTCCATACTGGTATTTGGTATTCCCCAGCCATTCCTCTGAGGTCCTCATATATATTCCCAATCTCTAATCTCTTCTCTTTACCGTGACCCCTCAATAGATCTGCATAATCAACAATAATTAAATCTGGTTTAGCATCATTTATTCTACATCTTTCTAAGTGAGCAGCTAAAGTATTTATACCAGCACCTTTGGTTGGATAATACTTGATTGTTAGTTGACCTGGTAGTCCTTCTACTATTTTAGCAACCTTATCCTGGTGGTATCGTAGATCCTGGGCAGATATTCCTGTAAATACTGAATCATATCGTAGTCCAACATAATGTTCATTTAACTCTAAAGTATAATGAACTACATTGAGACCTGCTTTCACAGCATTGGCTCCGATATTGACTAGGGCCCAAGACTTTCCAATTCCAGCTGGAGCTACTACGACTCCTAATTCTCCACTACCTAAACCACCATCGGCTAGATCGTCAATAACACTCCAGCCAGTTGTAACCGTATTTCTAACTGACTCTTCATATCGTAAAGCAATCTCAGTATTATAATCATGACCGAGATTCTTTTCTACACCAGCTTTCATTGCATCATCAATCTTTACCTTAATGGCATCAAATTCACCATGCTGAAGTAGGTCCACAGATTCGACAATAGCTTTTTTCAAAGCCTGATTTTTACAGAAGTCTAGGGTTCGAGTTTTTACAAATTCTAGGTCTGATGCCTCGAATTGCTTATAGATGTCCTTTAGGTGATTCTTTATAGTCTCTACCAATAGGCCATTCTCAACTTCTCCAAGCTGTACCTTCATTACTTCCATTGTAGGAGCATCCTTATACTCCTGAAAATAATCCATTATAGTTCCTATGATAAACTGATTTGCCTCAGATTCAAAGAACTTGACATCGAGTATGTCGGATATCTGCTGTAAAAATAAACGGTCTGTGAAAAGGGCTGAAATTAATTTTATTTGAAAATTATAGCCCCAATCGGAAATTCTGTCGGTCATGATTATATTATTCCTTTTGACTTGCCATTGTGTCGAGGTATGAGAATGAGTCCCTCAGCCAAAACTCAGGGTTATTCACTATTTTCATTCTATCCTCTAGCAAGAATTTCAAAAACTCAAATTGAACCAATCTTGTGACTGGTTGCTCTACAATATTTCGGATGGACTCTTTTGCAACTCCAGAAATATCAACATCATGTAGTTGCATTAATCGGAAGTTTAGATCCAATAGACTTCTAGATTCTGCTATTGAATTTAGAACCTTTGCCTCAGCCTTCCTATCCATAGCATCATTTACTAAGTCATCCATAGAGACAATATCATCTCCAAAAAGCATTGGCAATCTCTTTTCAAGAGTCTTTTGGCCAAGACCTTTAATGCCTGGTATATTGTCAGATTTATCCCCAGTCAAAGATTTGTAAAGAATATAATTCTCAGGTCTTAGATTAAACCTAGACTTCATATCTTCCTTAAAATAGAATTTCTTAGCCGTTGGAGACCAAACTTGAATTCGGTCATCTATTAGCTGAAGGAAGTCTGTATCTGTCGACATAATAAAATGCTGGCTATTGGGTAATACCTGCTTAGCTATATATGCAATAGCATCATCCGCCTCTATCCTTTCAGTAGCCATTACAGTTACTGGAAGCTTCTCCAGATAATTTGTCAATCTTTGGATCTGTTGGCCCATAGAGATTCGCTCATCTTCCACACTAGAATTAGAATTTATTCTGGTGAGCCTTGTATTAACGGTTCTTTGGGCTTTATATTGAGGAAATAGTTTTTTGCGTCTTGCAGATCCACCTTTACCATCAAAACATATAATAACCCTAGTAGGTTTTATATTTCTAATAGCATACCCAATAGAGAGGAGGAATCCGGTTATACCTCCTATATGTATACCATCATCGTTTGTTGCTGGATTACATGTGTAGGATCTAATAAAGGTGTTGAGACCATCTATTAGTAGCACCCGGTCATTAAGATCTCGGGGCCCAGATTCCTCCTTTAGGTTAGCTAATATGTCTAGATACTTAACCTTGTGGGACATCGTCATCGCCGATTTCAATGTCATCAATACCTATAGCATCAGTCTTGTAATCCATAATCATGGAATCACAGATCTGATTATATAGTCTCTCCTTGCGTTCGGGATCACCAAGTATTTTGGCATCAAATTCTTTAGATTGGAATTTAATAATTTCACCTGTTACTTCGTCGGTATATGTATACCAAGCTCCAGCTTGTGAAACAATTTTCGCATCCTTCATTATTTGTAACCAAGATCCATAGTCATCAATACCACTATCAAATAGAATATTAAATTCTGCTGTTCTCAGCGGAGGTCCCATCCTATTTTTAACCACTTGGGCTTTAGTCTTAATACCGATAACCTGATCTTTACCATTAACTTTGGTTTTGATCTGTCCAGCTGCTTTCAGTCTCAATCTACAACTTGCATGGAAGCCAATAGCTTTACCACCAGATGTTGTGTATGGATCCCCAAACATAGCACCAAGCTTAACCCTTAATTGATTTGTAAACACTAAGCAGACTCTTTGTCGACCAATCAATTGAGTTATTTTCCTCATCGCCTTTGACAGGATAATAGCTTTTTGAGTTGCCCAACCTTGTTGATCAAAATCATCTGATTGTTCTACTTTAGTTGTCGCAGCTGCTACTGAATCCACCACTATCGTAACTAAACGATCCTTATCAGATTCTCGTACTTTAGTAATAATACTCTCAACAACCTCAAAGATATCTTCCACTGTCTCCAATTGAATATATAGCATCTTTGATACGTCTATACCAATACATTTTGCAAATTCTTCATTCATTGCATTTTCAGTATCAATATAAACTGCTAGACCATCTTTTTTCTGAGTATTGGCCAGAAGATGGGCAGCTAGTAGAGATTTTCCACTAGCTTCTAAGCCCGTCAATTCTGTTATTCTCCCAACAGGTAAGCCTCCATTTTTGCGATTAGAAATAGCAAGGTCCAATATACTTGAACCTGTGCTAATCCATTCCTCTAGATCCGTTGGAGTTTCCTCCGAACCATCCAAGAAATACGCAACTTTGAATGACTTAAACTTTTTATTTAATGAGTCAGCTAATGTATTAGCCAAATCATCTGTTCTTTTAGCTTTAGACATTCAGATCTTAGCTAAATAGGTCATCAAATGCAGCTGAGATGTTGTCAGTCTTTTTGACACTTGCTGGAGCATCTTCTGCTGTATCCTTGAAAGGACTTTCAGATTTGCCTGCTTCAGTAGCTTCACCTTCTTCGCCACCATTAAGCCAAGTTGCTAGAGCAGCTTTTAAGTCATCATACGTACACTTCTTGTAAATATCAAAGATATCAGTTTGGCCGTTCATTACCATTTCAGCAACATTCTTATCTTCTGTTGCAGGTGTAACATTAGGCTTAACCATAATAGTTGTCTTTGGGAATCGCTCACTTCCTTCTGGAGGAGTATAAGTGATAACTAAGTCACGACCTGATGTAGGATCTGTAATGTCGCCATAATCAGGATCAGCAATAAATGTTAATAATTCTTGGTAGACTTGTTTTCCAAATCCCCACATCTTAACACCTTCAGACTCCTTTCCGCGAACCAATACTGGTAGGTATGTTCTCATCTTAGGTTCAAGTTTCTTTCCCAATTTCCAGTCATCAGAGTTACCTGAAGATTTTAATTGCTCTGCAAACTCTACTACAGGATCTGCCTCACCAAATGTTACAGGTGATAAATAATTACGCTTACCTAAATCATAGTGAAAGAATAATTCCATAAATGGATTATCTTTATTATGCTGATATGGTACGATTCGGACTTGGTTTTTGCCAGGTTCTGGTTTCCAAAGATTAGATGTTCTCTGGTTGGTTGTTTGAAGCTTATTAAGCTTGTTTCGGATTGCATTTAGATCAATTGCCATTGAGTTCTCCTTTTAATTGTTAATAGATAGGTAAATATAAGATATAACTGCTCAAATAAAAAATTAATTTGAGGTTATTTCCAAAAAAGTTGTACACAGATAATGCCAGTTGCTAATATAAGCGACGTAAGGGTTTTTAGGTTAATACCCTCTTGCATAAGCCAACTAGTTAATAGAGCATATGAAATCATACCAAGACCAAAGCCTAAGAAACGGCCAGGCCATAATAAACCATTGAAGTATTCATATGAAAACTTTGTAGCGTAAATAAAGGAATATGAAATTGTTGTGCCTAGAACTAGTGCTAGGAATATGGGGTTACGTTTGAACCATGGCCATAAAAACTGGCCATTCACTTGGAACCATATTAGTATTTGGCCGAATAGGAATAGCCCGACGGCCGCTATTAAATTATGCATTGTAAATCTGTTATTTGTTACTTAGTAAATATAATAAATCTTTTGCAAATAAAAAAATTTATTGGGGGTTATTTTTTAATTATTATCTTTTTGCGAACCTACGCTTTGTTTGATCTGAAGAGCTCATCGTGTCTTCAGGGGGAACACTTAGTATTTTAGCATATGCTTTGGCATCACTAACAAGCTTAGGCACCCACTTCTTTAATTCAGATTCCAACTTATCCAAGGTGACTACCTTTTTAATCGTTTGATTCAGCTTAGTCTTTTTACCTGGTATATGATTTGACATTAGGTTGATACCCTTTAGTTCTAATTGACCAAATTTTGATATGTTAATTCCGACTAAGTAGGTGTCAGTAAATTGAATGGGACTATTGCCAGGAAAAACTGGTGGGTACTTTTTATGTTCACCACTATGTTTGGCATTAACAAACCGACTTCTTCCAGTCTTAACTATATCAAAGTCCTTGTCGATATAAAGATTTGATATTCCAGTGTATCCAGATTTCTTCGCAGCAGCTAGAGGTATCGACATTGCTTTGTGCATTATCCCTATATACTTATCTAAAATTGGGGCAGCTTCTCTTGTGGTGAATTGTATTTCCCCCTTCTTAAATTTAGGTCCAGTAGGAAACTCAAATCTAGCCTCCTTTAGAATTTCAGTTAGCTTAATCACAAGACTAAACGTTTCTAAATTTAGGAGCCCCTTTTACAGCCTGGACATTACGGAAGTCTGAGTCTACATAGATGTAGTACTTTTCACTGCCTTTAGTTAGGTAGTGGACAACAAAGTTTTCGAAGTCTTGGTATGATTTAACACCTGTGAGTTGGTCATTTGCGATTTCACCATCAGAAGCTACTTTATCCAATGCAGATTTTTTACCAGATGGAAAGTTTTCGAATTCCCAACCTGCGTCCCACATATTCTGAACGAAGTCCGGAAAGTTTCTAGCTTTAACTACATCTTGTGGATGCGTGTAAGCTGATTCATATAAGTATTTTTCATTCCATTCGCGAATGTTAAATTTTTTAGATCTTGACATTATAATATCCTTTTTTGTTGAAAGGGGGCCTTTAGTGAAAAAACCTTCCTCGATAATTTTTTACATATATAAATATCAAGGAGTTTACTTTGTATGCACCACTTTATGGATGATGGTGTTTATACGTCGTAATTCCTCGGCATTTGTTGTTAATAAACAGTTTTTATATTCATTCCAGTCCACCTGAAAAGTGGAATCTAACTCATTCCCATTTACTGATTTGATTAGAGTATTCAGTGCATTGATTGTATACAAGGTATTGGTATGCCTTTTCCTATGTAGAGATATTGTACTGCCGAGAATATTGAAATCCACAGCAGATGTTACATTGTACGTACACATATAATCATACTGTTTATCTGCATTTTCTAGGACAAATATTTTACCATATAGCACATCATAATTCTCAGTTATAGAATCAAGAGTCTGGTCTAGACTTTCCCCGAAGGTAAATGTGCATAGGAGTTGGGATTTCATGGTCTATTTTTGTTTAGAATCCCCAGAAAATGACATTTGAACTCCACCACCTGCTCTTCCTTTAGTTCTCTTGTCTCTAAATGTTATAGAGTAATTATCAATATTATCGTCACCCTTTTCAGTAACATATTTTGGTTTACCATTTTCATCAAAATATTGTTTATTATGAGATAATCCATATCCACCACTTGT